GTAGTAACATTGGGATCACCAATGAGTCCAATTACTGGACCTTCACCTGCAGTGCCATTGTGTTTGTGTCCTGTAGCATTATGAAAGGCAGCAAGTAGCTGGTCAAACTCGTCATTAGAGTCTGATGCCTGAATAATATCACCGTCTGTATACGTAGACTGTCTTGTATAACCTGCCATTTACCTTCTTGCTCCTGCATCAAATTCTAGTTGGAAACCCTTTAATGAGTATGGTGAGGATTCTCCGTTATCAACCACACGAAGTGCTACAGCAAAACCTGATCCTTCTACTGGTTGTCTTACTAATGGGTTTGTTTGACCACCATACGTAGCAGTTCCGTATAATGAAGTTCCGTAGATAGCTACAACCTTCGTAGAGTCAAAGGGATACGCTGCTGGTCTAGGTGCATTAGGATCTTCATAATCATAACGTAAAAACAAATCAGAGTTTACTGTACCTGTCGGTGAATAGTTAATAATAACTCTTTGAAAGTTTTTGCGTATACCCGCATCACCTGCAGTAAGATCAGGACTACGGTAACGTCCTATAACATTTATACCATCAAACTTATTTGTCTTTTCCTGTCTGTATGTATAACCATCATATCCACCATGCAATACAAAAGTATCACCTTGAACACTTACTGAATCTGTACTTGCAGGTTGAATACCTTTTAGCTTAGCAAACTCATAACCTTGAGCTTTTCTTACTGCAATAACTCCAGATGTCTGTGCCTGTGTTTGATTATTTGGTTTAGAAAAGAAAATACGATACTGTGTTTTATCGGGTATAACTAGACTGTTAAAATCATTAACTGTAGTTTCACCTTCAAATAATTCTTGGATAGGTCTACTAATTGTACCAAGCTCAACGTCATTAATCTTAGCTGTACCAGCAACAGTCCTTAAACCATCTCTACCTAAAAAGATTATTTCACCAGCAACTTCCTGTACGGTAAAACCGTTAAGGCAACCAATGTCTCTTGTTACAGGTTGCATCACAAAGTCTGCAATAGTATTACCTATAAGTTTATAAATGCGTTCTTCTGCAAAAATATAAAGCTCATCACGGAATGGAAACAGTGCAGTGATCTTACTATCTACTCGTATTGAACCTGCACCATTAGCTGCACTAAAGTCGTTATCGGTGTACGGTGCAGTAAACACAACTTCTTCTGGTGAAGCTGACATACCTGCAAAAAACAAAGCATTTTTAAAATGTTTTACAAACTTAGGATTAGCTGGTGCACCTGTGGCACTAAGATCAGTTACTGTTGTACCATCATACTTAGTAGCATTGTTGGCACCATCAGCCCATACAATAAGCTCTGTACCGGCTAAGTTATATCTGTCAAAAGAATAACGTATGGCATTGCTTCTACCAGTATCTATTTGTGTCCAAGAACCGCTACCACTAGCAGCCTCAAATACTTTTTCACCCCTAGCAGCAATTACTTTACTGTTTCCAGAAAAGTATGCAGACATTAACACAGGTTCTGTAGCACTAGCTGTTTGTGGAACTATATTAGTATTCCACTTTTCGTAACCGTTAATTCTTCTGTAACCACCACCAACATCAGGTTCAAAGTTTTCTAACTCAAGAGCCATTCCTGGTTCCATAGCAAAGGTAGAACGGTCAAGAACTAAACCACCTTGTAAAGGAAATACAAAAGGATTAAGACCAGATTGATCTGCCATATTCCTACCTTATATAAATGTACTGGTTGATTTTGAAGCGCCTTGAAGAACAGTAGATCTAACGTATATAGTTCTATTTACAAGTAAACTTCTCATGTGTTTTATACCAGATTCAAATCTCTGAAAGTTTAATTGATACTGGCTAGTTTCTCCACGATACTGATAACCATAAGCAGTAGCACCGTCTAAGATAACAGAGCGATACTGTTCAGGAATAGTGGGTACATCACCTGCCTCAGTTAGTGTAGTAGTATTTGCATAATATTCGTATGTTAATGCGTATGCTTTATCTGGATATGGATATAGTCCATATTTATTGTCTGGAGTTCTAAATACATATAAAGGTACACCACCTACTTCTGAGGTATTTTCTTGGGCTACATATTTATTTAAATAAGATTTATAGTCAATCTCTTTCAAACTCCTACCAGAGCAACCTAATGAATCATCTTTAATTACTCTGAATGTATCATAGTCCACGTGTTTAGCTGTCGTGTCTATAGCATAACGTGTAGTACCAGTTACAAGTGTTTCAGTTTTACTAGCATGATTAAAGGGCCATGAGTATTCACTTGTATTTATATAATCAATTGCATCATTAATTGCGTTTTTACATTGAACTTGAAAACCCCTTGCGGATGAAAACCCACCAGAAGATAATGTAACTTCATTAAAACGAGATATGACTTCGTTTGTAAGATCAAGATACGTGTATGCCATAAGATGCTTTCAGGTTAAATGTAACTAAAGGGCCACCCGAAAGCAGCCCTTCAGTATTAGTTAGTTTACGCCAAGTTATACTTAGCTGTAACCAATGCTTCTGGACGCAAGATTTTGCGACCGTATAGATGCATACCACGAACAATGTCAGCGAATGAATCTGGATCACGATATGTTTCAGTTTTGTTGATCTGCTCTGCAGTTGCAACGGCTGAATCGTGTCCACCAACAATCACACCATAGTTAGTGTTTTGGTTTGCTGTACCTGTTGTTGATGCGCCTGTACCAACTGAAGGAAGGTTATTTGAAACGTACACACGGAAACCGTGGAAGTTGTTTAATACCATTCCATTCTGAAGACCAGAACCACCGAAGTCGGCGTTCAACAAACGTGAATCTTCATCACGAAGAACTTCCATCATTACTGGATCAATTACCAGCCAACGACCTTGAGTGTCTACGTTTTGAATATCCATCAAACGGCTCATACGAGCTACAACCATTGCTGGTGAAACAGTAGCTGTTGGCAGTGCAGTAGCACCTGGCAAACGAGCAGCAACTGGGATTGAGTGATCAGCAGCACTTGTAGTAGTGATGTTGCCGAAGTCACCTTTTTTCAGTTTGTTAGCTGTAAGCAGTTCGTCTGAACCAGCAGCAGTGTTTGCTTTAGTACCATTAACCACATCATTTACTGCACTTGCATTTGCATGTAATGCAGCTTGTTTGTAGCCTGACAAATATCCAAGTACATCTTGGTCATACTGATCAGCCAAACGATAGGCTGCACGATCAGATGCAAGACTTTGGAAATTAACGTGGGAGTGCGCTTCCTCAATATCATCGACCTTGAAAGCAAAATAATTGGCTTTGTCGATTGTCAATGAAAAATCATTATCTGAAAGATCTTGAGTTGAGATAGTAGTACCACGTAGGTACGCTGTTACCGAAATCTCAGGTTCTTTAATAATTTTTACTGAGTCACCCATTTGAGCGATTTCCCCGAAATAATCGGAGTTAGTGATAGCTTCACAGACTGCAGATTTGCGAAATGCAAGTTGCACCTGTTTGCTATAGATTACAGGCGAGAAGTTACCATTGGGTAAGTTTGTGTAGCCTGAAGCCTTTCCAAATGCCATTTTAATTCTCCTTTAGCATTAAGATACAGATACAAACCGTCAATCGTTTATACAGAGGCTAACTCTACTAGGGTGCGTTATTGTAAGCATTGGCCTATGCTTAGTCTAACGGGCCATGAGACATTAGGTTGTCCGAAAGCGTATTGTTGTTTGCGGAAGATAGTACATTAGAGTAGGTAATCCATACTGTGGGGCTACTCTAATACACATTATATATAGTTATATCATATTTAAATATGTTGTCAATAGTTTTTATCGTGCATTTCCAGACATATCATAAATAAACTTACCAGAACGAATGGCTTCCATGATTTGATCAGAGTATTTTTCGTACTCGTGAGTGGTCATGCTATTTACGTCAGACTCTTTGAACGTCATACCATCCTTGCTAACATCAGGGTTACTACCACCACTACGTGTGTTTACAGATCGTGCAGCATCTTTATTGTTAGCTGGTTTTTTAGTTTTAATATTTTTATCAGCTTTATATAAATCAATAGCCCTAGATGCAGAACGTGCATCGTCATCATTTTCATATAAAGCATCTTGTACCCACTTAGGCTGTTGATCTGCCCACTCATGAAAATCATCGCTATCACGAATTTCACCAAAATCAGGATGGGCTTGCATAAGTTCTACTTCAGCTTTTTCACGAGATGCTACAGCTTTCATCTCATCAATTTCTTTTACACGATCTTCTAATCCTGCAGCTTGCTCACGTGCTTTTTTAATCGCAATTGTTTCTACGATAGCTGCTACATCAGGATACTGTGTAGCCCAAGCCTCAATATCTTCATCAGACTTAGGTAGTTTAATTTCTTTTTGAGTTACTTCTTTTAACTGACTTTCAAGTTGCTTAAACTTGTCTTCCCAAGATTTTTCTTTATCTTGCATATGTCGGCGTAAATCACCATAACGTTTTTTAAAACTCTTTTCTTCGGCACCAGCAGGTTCAACTTCTTGTTGATTAGTATCTTCAACTTCACCCTTTTGTTCTGCCATAAGCTGTTCTAGCTCTTCTTCTTCTTTCTTTAATTTCTCTTCATTGCTGTATTTACGATTAGCAAATGCAACTTTCTTTTCGGGCTTCATTTCTTCAGCCATAATTGTATCGGACATTGTATTTCCTTAACTGGGGCCACCGTAGCCTAGTGTTGGTAGGGGGATGAGTAGCCAGCGTATCTAGCAATTTAACGTGTTGCTAGTCCACGTTTTTTAACAACTGGTTTTTTAGCTTTACCTAAATTAATATCAGTCATTACTTCTGGGCCTAGTACCTTACCAAGTACACGGCCTTGTGATGTACCCATTAAACTACGAATAACATCTTTATCATCTTCCTGTAAGCCGTTAAAACGTTTAGCTACAAGTTCGGTATACTGTGAAAATTCCATATTAAATTCCTGTAATTGTTCTAAACTTACCCACGGTATATACTAAGGGTTCTAGGATAGATCTGTATATACGCCCTAAAGTATCTCGTTTTTTATTTTGCATAGACGCTCTAAGATCAGCAGTACGATGACGTGCAATATGCTCTAGTGCGGTACGTACAAATTTATTATTTTTATTGTACCCTAAGTCTACTAAAGGTAAGAACAGTGTATGATAACCTAGCTCATGTTCTTTTGTCAAGTGGTCTTTAGAGTAGGACAACCATATAGCTTGACGGTACGAGCCAAAGCCGTATGAGTTATTCATGGCAGTGCATACGATTTTATCACTAGAATCTGAAGCCTCATTAGCGGAATCTGTATTAGAAGTATCTCCTGCAGCGGCTTCATTAGCACGTCTATTTGCTGTAGCTGTATAGTGATCTGCTAACTCTGGATTAGCTTTTAAGGATTCTTTTTCTCTATTAGATAAATGTGCAGTAATGTTTTTGTTTGTGTTGGGATTACTTGAATCTAACCGTGTTGATTTATCATTACTTCTTTCAGGTGACTTGGGCTTAGCTGCAGGCTTAGCTGCAGGTTTAGCTTTTGGTCTAGCCTTCGGTCTAATAGAAGTTGTAGGAGCACCAGAACCTGTTCTTTCTGCTGTACCTGTTGCGGCAAGTGTTTCTTTATAACGTTTATCTTCTGCTGCTCTTCTTGCTGCCTCTGCATCACTTTTAGCTTTGGCGTCAGCAATTCTTTTTCTTTCAGCGTCTGCAACTCTTTTAGCTTCTTCTTCTGCTCTTTTAGCTTCTGCTAGTGCTATACGTTCAGCTTCTGCTCTACCTACTACTCCAAGCTTTTGAAGGGCTTCTAATTTTTTAGTTTGATCTGCACGTATTTTTGCAATATCTCTATTGTATCGTGCGTCTGCAGCAGCATTAGCTGTAGCTATATCTGCAGCGGATATTACCTTTTGTTCTGCCAAACGTTTTTCAGCATCAGCAAATGCACTTTTTTGTTGCTCTAATAAATTTTGAGTATCTAATAATGCTTGCTCTTGTTCAGCCTTAATACGTTGAGCTTCTTTTGCTTGAAATACTTCAGCCTGTTTTGGGCCTTGCTGTCTACGAGGATCGACATTTAATCCTGCTTCATCGTAACTACCTGTTGGACCTACTGGTACAGGAGATGGCTGCACACCTCTTCCTACTTCGCCATACATAGGATCGGTATAAGGTTTAGCAGTAAGACCCGCAGTAAACTCAGGATCTATAACTTGTAAACGTTGTTGCTGTCTTTCTTCTGTCATTCTACGCATTTGCTCTGCTGCGCTTAATCCTGCAGTTTGCTCCACAGAACCTTCATAAGGGGTAATTTCCACTTTAGCCGCAGTAGGAGAAGGTTGCCCGTATGCAATAGGGGCCTCTAACTGACCTAGTATTTCAGCGCCTTGCATTATGGGTTGTTCATCGTAACCACCCGTCCCTGTCAACGCAAGTGCACCTTGCTGTCCTGCAGCCATAGGTGAAGGTGTCGGTAATACAGGCGGTGTATATTGAGTAGAATCAAATTGCGTAGCGTCTTGCATAGACTGCATCTGCTGCGCCAAAGAAGATTGTATAGGCATAGGTGCAGCAGTAACTGGTTGTTGCATTAATCTTTCTTCAGGTGTTGCCGTAACAGTTTGTTGCATTAACGTTTCTTCAGGCGTAGGTGCAGTTTCTATAGGAGCTATAGGTACAACTTCTTCTTGCTCTACTTTTGTTTTTGCTTCTGTTGCTTTAGTTTCGGATAGCCCAAAAGCTCCTGCAACGCCATCTACAATTCTACCTAAAATACTTTTACTTTCTGGGCCTACAGATTTACCTAAAGTTTCTATGTATGCAGTTAGTTCTGCTCTTTCTTCTGATGTTAAGTTACCAGCGTTTAGTTTAGCAACCGCTGCAGCATAGGCTTTCTTATCTTGATCACGCATTGCTGCGTATCCTAGCGCACCAATAGGACCAAATAAAAGCATAGCACCGTTAGCAATAGTACGGCCTGTTCCAGTAATGCCTCCCAACTCTGTTAAAAGATCTTCTGTACTTAATGTATCCCAATTAATAGGAGCAGGAGCGTTATCAAACTCCGCTTGTATTTCAGCCGCAATATCTCTATCGGGGCCACCGTCACCTCGTGACGCTTCATTTATTTCTCTTATTGCTTCGCCTTCTTCTGTATCAGAGTTTTCTACAGAGTCTTCATTATTAGCGGAGTAGATAGTATATCCTTCAGGAATAGGAAACGCAGGAACGCCACCAATATGAGGTATCATCATATTAGCACCGGCTTCATTGCGGTACTCTACATACGTAATACTAGCTTCACCCATTAATTCTTTAAAGTTAATTTCTGCTTTTTGTGGACGTTCAATCTCAGGTGTAAGTCTACGTACTGTAGAAGTTTGTGTAGTTGCGGGTTCTTGTGGAGCAGGTGTATATGTAGGTTGCTGTACGGTACGTGTAACTGTAGTAGGACGTGTTACAAAACCACCTTCTTGCATTTCTAGTTCTTCACCACTATCTCCTGCTACAATAACAAGATCAGCCATACCAAATGGCATATCATCTGGGATAGTAGCTTCATCACCATTGCCCATTTGACCCATAGCTTCCATACGTTTTAAACCCATTTTAGCTTCTTGTCGCATTTGCATAAGTTTATCTAATCCAATGTAGCGTGTTACATCTTCAGGAAAAACAAACTCACCCTCACTTACCATAGCAGATACGTCATCACGTACACCCTTTTTAGTGCCACCAATTGGAACTTCGTTTCCAGATACTTCATCTATTGTGCCACCCTCATCCTTGAGGCCACCGTCTTCAAAAAGTTCCATTTGATCTTTCATTATTTTAATACCTCATCTCTAAGTAATTTTAATCTACGCAGTTGATATATAGCACCTTGTGCTCTATACATAACCTTGTCGTTATCTGTTTGCTCCATAGCACGATGCTGTTGTGCAATTACTTCATCTAAATAGTTACTGAACTGGTCCCACTGCTGCTGGTTGTTCACCAGCCCCTTGAGCTTCTTGAGGTGCTCCTTGTCCTTGATCATTTCCACTAAATCCTTGTTCTTGAGGTGTAGGTACTTGTCCTGTACCTATGTTACCACCCCCTGCTCCTGTGGGGTCCATTGGGCTTGCTTCTGCTGCTGGCTGTTGAAAGCCCTTCATTAGCTCCGCTTGAATGGCAGCTTCATCCATATTGTTAGTTACTTTGTCTGGATCTAACTCAAGAGATTTTGCAATCTCTCGTATGATGTATTGAAACTTTGCAAAGGGCGCAAGTGCTGGGCTAGAAGATATCTGCATAAACTGCATAAGACGTTGACTACGTACTTCATTGGCCATAAGGCTTTCTGTACCACGAGCCTTAACCTCAAGATCCCCCTTAATATTGGGGTCAAAGTCAAACTGCATGTTAAATCTAAATAAACCTTCACCTAAAGGGCGAAGTAAGTAGTCATCAACATTTTTAATTACGTTCTTTATACCGCCCTGTGCGGCACCCATAAGCATAGAAATACCAGAAGCAGTACGACCCACACCCGATACCCCTGTTTGACCATGAGCAAAAGATGGAAATCCAGTAGACTCATCTGCTAATACCCTCGCTTTATCAAATAGCTGCAAGTTTTCTGCGGCAACATTCGGGAACTTAGTACCGAAGATAGCTTGCCCTGGAGCACCACCTTGGCGTCTAAATACTTTCCCAGGATATACTGATAGATCTTGGCCTGGGACTAAGTTAGTTTCATCGACTTCAATTAAAAGATTACCAGATAATACAGCATTGTCAACTGCCATTCTCATAAAACCATTCATTAAAGTTTGGGTATCGTCCATATTTTCTGCAATACCTACACCAAAGAATGAGTACGGGTTTAATTCATACGGAGCAGCCATGTAAGGAATACGAGCAGGTTTAAACGGATTAAGTACCATTCGCAGTAGTTTGCCATTACAAATCCATACGTTGGCCTGTAGTTCATCGACTTCACTTAACTCATCGGGAATATCTACACCTTGCTCTACAAGCATATCGGTATCTACCATACCCCAATACTCTAGTACTTCATAGCGTTCTACACCATGCTCTGGTGCATAGTCAGATAGATCATCTTCCCAAGATTCTTTACTGTAGTTTTCACCTAACTGTACTGCTTCATCAATTACAGAACTTCTAAAGTAAGGACGCCGTTTTAAATTACGCAGTTGAGTACGTGACATTTTATGGCGCTCAATTACAAATTGGGCTTCTTCAATATTATTTGCATCTGGGTCAGGATAAAAGTTCCATACAGATACATGAGATACTTGTGGAATAGTTTTAATTACAGGCGAATACTCGCCATCTTCATTCCAGTTAGGGTATTCTTTATCTACAGCAAATGGACCTTTCATTACACCAGTACCAAAAAGTGCCATTTCAAATGCTGTACTACGTAGGTGTTTACTGGCACTTGACTCTTCTAACTGATCGTGTATTTTCTTTTGCATCATTTTAGCAGCAATCATAGCTGGACTAAATGTAATTGCAGTAGGTGTTTTACCCACACCTTCACGTACACCTTCAATGTCTTGTAACTTATCTTTTACTGGACCTAAACTCTCTGCAAGTGTTTTAGCTGTAGCGCCAGCAGGTAACTCTTTACCATCGCCAGCAAAGCCATACGGATTTACAATTTCATCCATACCAGATTGTTTTAGTTGCTCAGGTTCTTTAGGATCAAAGTTTACATCTGCAACAACACCATCAGGAAGCTCTGTAGGATCTACAGTAAGAGGGAACTTTTGACCTGCAAATAATACATCAACAATTTGACCATAGGCAGCTAGTGTTTTTGTTTTAGTTACTTTAATAAATACCCTAGACTTCTCTGCTTCTGTAAACTGTACGTCTGACCCATACAAACCACGATAGTTACGATAGGCACGTAACCAACGATCTTCATCCTGTTGCCTATAATCGTCTGCACGATTGTACTTTTCCATAATAAATGGAATAATTTTAGAAGTATCTGCATCATCAATAGTAGAGTCTTCGCTATCTGCTAGTACAATAGCGTCATCTTCAATAAAGCCTTCGTTTTCTTCTGCCATTTATTTTTCCTTAATAACCAAAGGTAGCATCTGCTACTCGCATACCACCTTGTGAACTTACGTTTGGATCGTAATCAAATATACTAAATCGTGGTCTTGACATAATACCATACCTCAAAGCATCGTACAAGTGATCTTCGGAGGTAGTGTCAATATCTTCTGGGTTTCTTTTGTCGATTGGTAAGGCGGGTAATTGAGCAACAATATTGGTACAATTATTAAAGAACACCATACGAGGCTCTTCTGTATATTCGTCAACCTGTAACCTTCTATGTATTTCGTTTTTACCAGCTACACGTGAGCCTTTGGATCTATCTGAAGGACGCCAACGACACCCACGCTGAATCATTTGTTCAGCCAGTGATGGGCCAGTATCACCACGCTTGTGCCATAAAGAGCTATCAAGAACGCCATACTTAATATTTCCATCTTCAGCCTCTAAATCTAATACCATATCTGCTAAATCAGCAGCTAATACTTTACTTACGTACAACTCTCTATAAATAAACAATTGCTCATTAGGAGCTACGGCAAACCAAATTACTCCAGACTTACTTCCATAGCCGTAGTCACATGCTCTAAACTTTACCCAATTACTAGGGATATCAAAAGGATCAACTACGTGTATGTTTCTATCAAACTCTGTAAAAGCTGCGCCTTCTTTAATATCCCAATCACCATCTAGTAACTGTCTACGCTGCTGTTCAGGTAAAGATAGAAGCATTGCTTCGTAATCACCTTGTTCAGCTAGGTAAGGATTATCGGAAAGACGGGCAGGTATAAACCTACGTTTGAATAAAGGCTTACCAGCTTTGGCATGTCCAGCAGGATAAGATAGTACCTCAGTCGTTTCAATATCTGTAGCATTAAACGCTTCACCATATGGCGCAGGGTCAATAAACATTTTCTTAACCCAATGATGCCCTCTACCTCCTGGGTTGGTAGTAGCTCTCATATATACAGGTAAGTCAGAGGCGGTAGATCTCAAGCGACTTCGCATGTAGTTCCAAGCGAATGGGGTAGGCCACTGAGTCAATTCGTCAAAACCAATCCAGCTAAACGCAAGGCCTTGGTATCTTAATACATCATCTTCTTTATCTAAGTAAGACATCCACAGTCTAGCACCAGAGGGTGCAGTCCATTGCATCTTACGTTCTGACCACTTAATTCCAGGCCATATCTTAGGATACATTTCCTGTGACTTAAAGATAAGTTCTCTTAGTTCTTCTGTAGTATGTCGTAGGAGCAATCCTGAGAAGGCTGGGTGGCCCATAAAGCGTAAAGGGTCAGCGAGCATTGCATATGACTTACCCCCACCTGCAGAGCCACCATATAGAACCTCACGTTCACCTGCAGCTAAGAAGTCTGTTTGTGGTCCAGCATTAGGTTTAAATATTACATTATGCTGTTCTTCTATAGGTGCTAATTCAGGTTCTACTATTTTAGCTGGTTTAGGCTGCGCTTGTTTCTTGGCTGTCGTTGTCTTGCGCTTTTGCCCCGATGCGGTTGCGTTCAATTTCTTCCGCTTTGGCGACTGCCTTTTTCGCATAGTCTGCCCATCTGCGTAGGCTTCCAGCTTTGTTTTTTCTTCTTCGCTCATTATCTAACCGTTTCTTTAATCCTACGTGAGATATGGTTCTGCCAGTGTTTCGGGTTAGCCAGTTGGCAACCTCACGATACGAGTACTGCTTTAAGTACTTCTTGGCTTTCACAAGCATATCAAGTTCGTTATCAATTGGCAAGAGTATTCCGTCATCTTCTGGATCTAATTCATATCCAAATGGTACTGTTCTTGCTACACGTGGAATAGGAACCCATTCATTGTCTTCTTGTAGGTCAGTCGGTTGTGGTAGTTTCCATTGTCCTAATGGCTTAGTCATCGTCATCCTGTGCTTGTTTAGCTGGCATTAACATAACGCCACCCTTAGCTTCTACCTGCATCTTCTCAGTTTTAACTAAACCAGTACGATCTAGTAATTCTTTAGCGGCAGACATTTTATCACGAATACCTAACTCAGTAGGATCATATAAAGCACTAACCATAGCCATTGCAGCTTTAGGTACGTTACGTGCTAAGTAGCTGTGTGTTACATCAATAATCTCTTCTTTAAGACTATTGGTTATTTCACGGTTAGGTGTATTGGGCGAATACCCAGCAAGTTTCTTAGCCATAGTAACATCGCCACCTGCCTCATCCATAAGTACATCTAAAAACTTTTGTTGACGTTCTGTTAATTCACGAGCCATATTACATCATTTCAAAATGTGGGGCATCAATAAAAGGTCTACGTCCTTGTGACCTACGGAGATCTACATATGCGTTCATTGCATCTTCTGCAGTACCAGCATACTCTCTAATGTCTCCTTCACTCCATGCAGCACCCCATTTAATTGCTACATCATTCTTTCTAGCGGCTTCAGCCATAGCATCACAGATGTCATCATAGACATTGAGTTCCCAAGAAATGTCTGAACCAAAGTATGCAACTAGATCTACAGCACGACCCTCAAGATGCTTAGACTTCATAGTCTGTGATCTACCAGATTCGTACAGTTTCTTTTGTTCTTCTAGTGTACGTAGTCCAAAGGTAACACCAAAGTCTACTTTTGTAATACCAATAGCGTCCTTTACGACTGCTACAATACCTTCGTCTACACCATCTAGTTTCTTTAAACTTCTACTGCTTAATTTAAATGCCATTACTTCTTCCCAAAAAACTTACTTACAGAACGAATACCAATGCTGGCACTGACAATTCCACCTAGTGAATACTGATACCATGCTGGCATAGTTTCCAATGCAGCAAAGCCAGCTTGTACTATACTGTTACCCCAATCACCACAGAACGCTAGAATTAGTGGTATTGAGAAGAGTAAAGTAATCCATTCATCTTTCCATGAGTTCTGAGTAGCATTAATAGCTGCTAGATCCCAGTCAATCTCACCAGTAGCTTGTTTTACTTTGATTTCAGCATTAGCTTTCTGTACTGCTACTTTACCATCAAGGTACGTAGTTGCTAGTCCACCTACTGCTCCTAAGATCTGACCAATCATTTCTCATGCCCCAGCCAAACGGCAAATGCACCAGTCATAGCACCAGTTACAGTGGCAGTAAGTGCTGTAGCCTGTGATGTCATATCACCAGAAGACAAAGACATAAACCAAAACAAAACTTCAATGTACATCCACGTCATTACTAACATCATTAGTCTTGGCATAATCTTCCAAGCTAACACACGTTCCATTGCTATAGTCATTTAAGTTCTCCTGAATCTTGAGGTTTTCTTTGCAATTTTCTTAGGCTGAGCCACAAACTGCTGACCTGCCTTCGTGCCTCTTCGTTTAGCTCTGGTTGTAGCGGCATACTCACTGCTGCTAAGAGACTTAATAGCCTTAGCAGGTAGATACCGCTCACCAGTTTTAGCACTAGGCTTCCCACTTTTAGTTCGCCAATCTTGCTTAGTCCATTTCTTTAAAGACTTTTGAGATTTAGAGAGAGCCACTACCTGTAGCCCCCACCTTTTGCTTTGTATTGTTTTGCGACCATTTGTGCCTTACGTGCGCTCCACTGTCCAGCTTTTCCACCTTTGCTGCCAGCCTTAACGGATGCAACAAGACGTTTGCGCATAGTAGGCTTAGTATAATTTCCTGCCGCATTAACCGTAGACTTTTTGCCTGATTTCGCCACGACTGATCCCCATGTCATGCAGTTCCTTATCACTTAGATTCATAAGAATCCAATAGTCGGCTCTGCGTTGCTGATTTTCTTGTAGTTTCTTAAACATACGTTTAAACATATTCTATCTCCTTTACAAATACAAAGGTAAGAAATACTTACCCTTATGGAGATAGTTATATCATACTTAGTTATAACATAGTATAGATAAGATTGCAACCCCGTTATGCATTAAGTGCGATTCGGGTCAAAGTACTCTTCTACAGAAACAAGTACTTCCATAGTGTTAGTAGTTTCACCGTACACTAAAATTTTATCGCCTGAGTGTAAGTTAAAGTATCCACCATTAACTAGGTTAGCTACAGAGTGTCCTGCCATACTAAGTCCATTAGCTATGTAATGGTACTCGTTATCGTCAGCATGGTAAAACTGAACAAACACTTTCTTAGTAGAAGTAGAACTGTTACTAATGTGTAGATACCTAGTAATGGCACTAAAGTTAGCAGGGCAAGTATACACAGCGGTAGCACTAGCATCTGCCGAAGTAGATGCAATAGTGTACCCTTGTGTGTGAAACTTTGACTTACTTAGATCAGGCATGTAGCTTCCTTATGCTATAATAAAATCTACGATCTGCCCATCAGGTGTACGTAGTTTGTTTGGATTAGGGTTGTATGCATACATCTGATTTACTAGCTTTAGGTCTTCTATTGGTGTATCAGGCGTAATTCGATTAGGTTCTTTTTTATCTGTTTGTTTCTCAACTGGTTCACCTACACCATTCTCAAACACAATATTTACATGTGTTTGAAATGGCATGTTGGGTAATGGTAAATGAGAAATAAGAGACATTACTTCTTTTTCTTAGTTGCCATGCCACCACGCATCATTTTCTTTTTGGGTGCCATACCGCCCCCACGCATCATGGTTTTCTTTTTAGCCATACCACCACCACGCATAGGTGTTTTCTTTTTCATTGCTCTAGGTTTCATTGCCATTGTTTCTGTCTCCGTTTTCTTCTATCTAACACGAGTGCTTCATACTCGTCTTTAGGATACACATCATAATATCCTAACTTTTCTAAACGTAAACTTGCGTCATCTACTTTACTTAAAGACTGAATAAACAACATAGCGTATTCATCTTCTATGTCAGACTCCCACTCATGCTCATACAAAAAGTCTAAGTCTGCATCTTCTGCACCGTAGTCAGGATGAAACTCCATTATGTGTAAATCTCTAGGTGTATAAAGATCATTTAAAAACATAGTAAACTCTTTAAGGTGTACTGGAGAAGGATAATAGTACGAAGCAACAATAACTAAGTCATACGTATTGTCAAAACTATTGGCTTGTGTAATGGCTTCAATACCAAGATGCTTAGTTTCTATTACATTTACTTTGTTTTGTTTCCAAGCTTGCTGTGCATACGGACATGCGGGTAGGCCACCTAAAGTGTCGTTAGGTACTTCTAATACTTTACGTGACCAATCCCGTATATCACTTTCTATGCTCACTAGCGGAACAAGCCACCCTTACGCATATCTACGTGACCCTTAGTAACTTTGCCACCACTCTTCATGTAGCCCATTTTGTTACGTACAGCAGTAGGCAGTTTCTTTAAGCCAGCTTGATCTGCGGCAGGTTTAGTGAGTCCACCACGTTTGTAGCCTCGTTTGGATTTAAATTTATCAGCTACTTTTTTACCTTCTTCTTCTTGCTTCTTAACGTAAGCTGCTAATTCAGCTTTAGTCATGTTACGAGGATCTTTTTTACCAGAAGGCTTGCTAGTTTCTGCTTTACGAGAGGGAAGGGCATCAGGCAACGTTATTTTCTTTTTACCCGTAGCACCTGCTTGTGCTTTACGAGAAGCTGCTACCGCCGCTGCTTTATCTGCCGCATCAACTTTCTTTTCGATAGCATCAAATTCTGCTTGTGTAATTTTATTAGCACGTAAATTTTTACCTGCTTCAACTAAAACATCTGCACGTTGCTTATCAGTAAAGGAACGATACACGCCCATAGATAACGGCTTATTGCCTGCTTGCGTTGTTATAGCTGACATGCTACCAGTAGCAGAAGAGCTTCGTTCTTTTTCTGACTGCCTACGTTTGTCAGGATCTTTAGGTAATTGACCTTTAGGTTTCTTCGCAGCAGCGTCTGCTTTTTTCATAGCATCAATTTGTTTATTTGCCAAAGCATTAATTTCTGCTAATGCATCCTTTTCAGCCTCGCCTTTAAGTTTAGGATTATCTAAAACTTTTTGACGAATCTCGCTCTTTACACTACGTACACCACCAGGTGTCTTAGGTTTCATTAATTTTTGTAGTAACGTTTTTATTCCAGCCATTGTTTGGTTTCCTTTACCATTTAACTTTATGCGACCAATATCTCGCACTTAGCTTACTAGGCTTAGAGTCTTGAGCATTGTGTCTTGCGTAATAACTCTTCTTACGAGCTTTGTCTTTTGCAGTTGTAGGACTCTTACCAGCACCCTTTACACCCTGCTGTCCGAATCTAATAAATTTATACGTGTCACCTTCTTTAGCCATTACGCAGTGTGACTTCTTAGGATGCTTAGGTGTCCTCTTAGGTTTGTTAACACCAGAGAGTCCTTCCTCTTTCATTTTAGTTTTAACTCTTTCAGGTACGCTCATCGGTCCATCCTTCTTCACGCATAGCCCACTCTACATGCTCTAACGTAAATTTACGACCGTAGTGGGCTTCCACTGCAGTCTTTACATAGAATACATCACTATGGGGAATATGTAAGTCTTCAAGATTACCATCTAATACGTGTCGGTAAAATTCTTCAAGAACATTATCTGTATATAGTTTTACTGATTTCTTTGCCATTGTCAATACTTTATTTGTACAAATATGAAAGTCCTCGCCTACAGCGATATTTCATTTACAAGTATACCTTCGGAGATATTCATTTAAGTGTATCACTGTACGTGTATACTTAAAGTATATTTATAGTTACTGTATATTTAAGAGATTAGTATATGTGATTGTAAGTGTGTACTGTACGTGTATCACTTATAGTGACCCTACCCTAACTAACATATATAGTTTTACACATTATATGATACATGTCAACCCCTAATCGTACTATTGTAACATTATGTGATATACTGAAACATTCCGTTACCTAGTGATAGCACGTACTGTGTTATAATATAACGTACCTACGAGTATGTAAACCACCTTCTGTGTATAGTGGTTAACAGTGCATTTTACTGATCTGTGTAGAAATACATGTATATATAACGTATACCCCCCGCATGGCCCCTGCCCACCCTCTCTCAACACGCAATTGCACGTATCATGCAACGTCATGACCTGTGTTGACAGCAATCAATGCCTCACCATCCACCGACATATCAAAGATATGAATGATATCAACAGCTTATTTGTCTACGACAACTGTTATGCAATCAGTTGCCATACTAAAGTATGAAAAAACACAGCACATTTTCACACCTTTGGTGTGTTGCAGTGCCGATGCTCATTATAACACCACCCACCATCTGTGATGGTCATGCGCATCATCACATAGCATATCCACGAGCCGCATGTAGCTCTGCCAATG